AACAGGGGTTACTGGACAATAGAAACGTATGTGGTATTTGAGCAAGAGCCAGCCCAAGTTAAGTGAAGAGCTGGTGTTGTCAAAACCGGTTGCGGCTGTTATAACGTAGTATCCTTCACTTTCGTCTCGACCATAAGAACCGCCTTGTGTATAAAGCGGATCTTGGTGCATAGTTGAGAGGTGTGAAAGTTCTACTGAACAGGAGTCAACCACGTTGAACATTTGTGCTCCATCGTAGCCAGTTGCACGCAAAATTGACTGTCGAGCGCTGTCATGTATAAATGAATCAGCATCGTCGGGAGTTGGAGTCAATATAAGACTCCCATTTTGAGTGACTGGAATTTGAGGCACATAATGTAGAGAGGAGTGTTTGAGTTTGTAACGATCGTGCGTCTTACTTTCAATGTAAGGCCTAGTACCAGGAAGATACATAGGATTCGATGGGATCATGTAAACAACATCTCCAGGTGCAGTGGGTGTGGCGGAGGCTGAAGTTTCAACAACTAAAGTGTTGACGGCTTCTTCTCCGTATATTTCGGTGTAAGGGCCGAAGTCATCATATCCATTGGATATAACAATGCCGGTGCCTTCGGTGCCAAAGGTATGTGTAGTTCGATAAGGATGATCCTCATGGAATTCTTGGACATAGCTTCGAAATTGATCTCGGGTGAGAGTTTTCATTTGAGTTAGACTATCATTTTGATAATGGGCAACAGCAATGGCAGTGCCTGCTTGCCGATGTCTAACATTTTCGCGAAAAACCCTTTTTGCTTTGGTTTTGGTAGGTCTCGTTCCACGTCGGTTTTGAGAGAGCTGGCGATTTGGCGTTTTTCTTTTTGATTGAGAGTTACGCCTTCGGTTTGCAATTCGGCCAATTGTGTTTCGAGTTGTTTCAAAGTTTGTTGGAGATTCATACATAGAGTTAGGTTATGTAAATTTTTGTTGTGGACCGGGGGTAGACTATTTTACTGGTAGTCTAAATCCAGTACATCATCCAACCAGGGCAATTCTATATGGAAAGGTAAACTGGTGACTTGTTCCAAATCTTGTTCGAATTCTAATTCGTCAGATTCAGTTAGCCCAAATTTTCTATATAGAAACATCCAAGTTTCATCATTTAAGGAAGATGATTTTCGGGAGTGGATGGAGTGAGTGTAAGGTAGATCTTCAGGTTCGTGCCCTTCTGTTAATATTAACAGTCTTCTTACCCATTTGCGAAGAAAGGGGACGTGTTGAACATCTTTGTAGAGGGATAAAGCAATGCCTCTGTTTCTAGCATATGGACACTTAGTTTCAGTTCTGGAATAAGCAATTTTGTTTAGAACTTTTGAAATTTTGGGCCCTAAAACGTAATTCAAAGGATGATCGTAGGTTGGCCAGAAATACCTACTACAATAGTCAATATCGTCTAAATTACGAGTTATGTCATAAAATTTTACTAGAAACCCGACTTCAGCAGCAAGTTCTATTGATCTTTGTGCTGTTATGTCTTTTAAATAAGTTTCTAGACCAAGAATGAATATATCATCTCCTTGGACCATAATTGCAATGGGTGGGTTGTGCCAGTCAGTTATGGGTTTTTGTTTGTGCAGCATTACTATATTCATTATAGCGTTCATTTTTGAATTACCTTCACTAGTGTTAGGAGCACCTGTATTTCTTCCGCCAGGTCGGCAGAAAAAGACGCCGCTTTTAGTGAAACCAACTGTATACAATTCGTTACGTAGTGTGTATTCTATTTCACAAGGTAAACCTAAGAGTAAATACAGTTTTAATTCAAATTCTAATGCTGGTACGTTAACGTGTCCATCTTGACGTTTTTGGTCACTTATAATTTTGTAACAAGTGGCAAAGTCTAAATGTAACCTTTGACATTGATTGTCTATCCAATCAGAAATGTCTTCGGCGTGAGCTCCACTGGTGTAAAATATCCAATGGTTTTTGTTCCAGCTGTCATGGGCTAA